CCGCCAACGCCAGCGCCTCGGCTTTCTGCGCAGGCGTCGCCTGCTCAGGCAGGGCAGCCAGCACCTCCCTCTGCAGGTCCAGGCGCGTCGGCGGCCTTGCCGCGCCAGCGCCCGATTCGAAAGCCGACAGGTTGCCAGCCACGTAATCCTGCGCGTCCTGCGGCAACAGCGTGAGCCACGGCACCCCCTCGCGCTCACCGCGCTTGATCGCGACAGCGGTCGCCGCCGGACCAACCGCGTAGGCCGCCATCGCCGCCTCAACGTCACCGTGGAAACGCACGAGCAGGCTCTCGAAATGCGCGCGCCCGACCGCCTCGGCATACGCCTGATCTGTGCGCAGGCGTTCTGCATCCCACGGCAACCCGGCCAGTCGCGCAGCCTCCGGCCCGGCAGGCGGCTGCACCGCGCCTTCGGCCTGCGCCACGACGTTCCACAGCTTGTCTACATCAGACAGAGACATCCGCCCCGCCACACGACCGACAGCCGTCTGCGCGGCCTGCGATGACACCACCGCATCGCGCATCTTCCCGAGCGACCGCCTTGCGGCAAGCAGCCCCGACGCCCCCATCGCCGAGCCGTGCTGCTCCAAGTAGCGAGCGGCACCATCCACATCCCCGGACTGCAGGACCACGTCGAACGACTCCAGAGCACGCTGCTCCTGCTCCCGCGCACGCGCCTCCAACTCCCGCTGCGCACGCTCGACGACGTTCACCAGCTTGCCGGGGTCCACCAGCCCGACCGCCACATCGACAGGCCTCCCGCCGACGGAAATCGTCCGGAACGGCTGCGCCGCCGAGACCTCGCCATCGACCGCGCGGCCAATCGCCACCGCCGCCTCGGGGTGCCGGGCAATGAGTGCTTCCAGCTGGGCTTCGGCGATCTTCGCGCCCTGCTGCGCAAACACCCCCTCCTTCGCCCCAGCCGCGATGAAAGGGTCCTCCATGACCGCCGCCCGCAACTCGACCAGCGACTCCGCCACAGAGTCCTCGCGGAACGCAGCCAGCCGCGCCAGCGCATCCGCGTTCCGTAGGTGCGTCTCCACCGACCGCGCACCCTGCCACGACGCTTCCTGCCCGATGGCAGCAATGCTGGTGCGCTCAAGGAACGGCACCAGTCGCTCGCGCGTGTACTCCGCCAACCCAGGCCGCAGGCCCTGCGTGGCCTCGGCAATGCGCTCCTGCAGCCGCCCCCGAACCTGCGACGCCCACCCGGTCGGATCTGCACCGCGCTCCTGCTCCATCGCCGCCAGCTCACCGGCCAGCTGCACCTCGAGGTCGGAGGCCACGCCGAGCGACTCATTGCGGTCAATGCGGTCCTGCTGGGCAGCCGCCTTCTCCGCCGCCCTCTCGGCACGCTGCAGCCGCCACTCCTCCGCCTGCTGCGCCTGGACCTCGATGGCGCGAGCCTGACGCGATAGCTGCACCAAGTCCTGCCCCAGGTCACCCAGGGACGTGTCGATGAATCCGCGCGGCGCGTCCGCACGAGCGCCACGAGGCGCATCCGGTGCCTGCACCCGTCGCCCGCGCCCGTCATAGGGGGCCGTCATGGTTACCTCCCGTGACTGGGAGTCTGATTGCCGCGCTTCTGCGCGGGCCTGGCCGTGGCACCCTGCGCGCCATGCTCCGCCTGCGGCGGACGCAGTTGCCGGAACTTGTATGCCTCCGCCACGCCGGACAACAGCCGGGTGCCTGCAGCGACAAAGCCAGCCGCGCGCGCATCACGAGCGCTGCGCCGGTGGATGCCCGCCTCAAAACTGTCCAGCGCGCCACGCTCGCGCAGCGCCCGAGCCTGCAGCTCCCCCTCGTGCCCGATGAGCAACGCATCCATCTCGGCATCGACGGCGGACTGGTCCAGCACCCCTAGCACCGACCCCGCCGCCGCAAGGCCGGACTCCGCCTGCGCGGCACGCTGCCGACCCAACTCCCGGCGCGCCTGCTGCCGGAACTGCTCCTGCCGCGCAGACGCAGTGATCATCGCCTGCCGAGCATCACGCTCCGCCACCGCCGCGTTGTAGTCCGCCACCGCCGCCTGCTCGCGGTACTGCCTGGCCAGCTGGTTGCCCTGCTGCACGGCGCCGATGGCCGACAGGACCGTGCCGCCAATCAGCGCGATCTCAATCCCCGACATGCGCGCTCCCTCCGGAATAGCGCCCGCCAGCCCGCGAATACAGATAGGCGCTCCTGCCGTCCGGATAATAGCCAACCATGGCCTCCGGGGTCTCACAGCGCATGCCAAGCATCCGCAGCCACCGGTGGCCCTCATCGAAGTCAGACTCCACCGTCGCCTCGATGCGGCGATAGCTGCTCTGGTCGAGGTACGACCTCACCGCCCGGTGCACCGCAACGAAACCGGACGGACCACAGTCGCGCGAGAGAAAGGACCAAGCCTGGTACCGCCCCTCCCACACCTTGCTCACTCCAGCCAGGGCAAGCACCGCGTGCCCGCGAACACCCGCAAAAGCGTCACCGCTCTTGACCAGACGCTCCAGCGCACCTTCCGGCCACAAGGCGAATTCCCAGCGCTGCCGCACCTGCACCCTGATCATGTCGAGATGCCGACCCTGCAGCGGCTCGATGACCATCACCGCGCGTCCTGCACGTGCAACTGCGGGTACAGCGCCGCCACCGTGGCAGGCACCGGAGCATCCACCACGACCACGATGTCATCCTCGTGCCCGTACCCACCGGGCCACGGCACCACGACCTCCATGTCAGCCGGAGGCGCGGCCGAATCGAGCGGCGTGCTCGGATGACGACCGCGAACAGGCTGAGCGCTCGCGACAGATCTGCCCACCTTCGTCTCGCCCGAAGAAGCCAGCAGCCGCACCACCAGCTTGTGCACGCGCCTCGTCTTGCCCTGCGCCGTGCCATCGGCGGCACCAGCTTCAAGGCGCGTCGGCTGCAGCACTGACTGATATCCCAGCCCGGCGATAGCCCGTGTCGCGGGGGCCTGCAGCGTGACCTGACCCCCGAACACGACGCGGTCTGGGTGCACCGCCCCGTCGACCAGCACCGACACCGTGTGCCCCTCCAAGTGCGCCAGACCACCGACAACCGTCGTGCCGCCTGGAGCCACCACCTCGACGCCCGCATCGACGTACCACGCCTCCGCAGGCAGGTCGTCGCTCTGCCACCCCGCAGCCAGCACCTCGACATGCCACTGCGTCACGCTCTGCACCACGCGCTCCGTCACCAGATAGACGTCGTCCTCGCTCATGTCAGGCGCCACCACCGTGGCGACGCTCCGCGTGAGCCCCTGTCGCGGATGCCGCGCCCAAGCAACCACGTCCTGGTCTCTGTCATAGGTCAGCGACAGCAGCACGCCATCCGACCGCACCAGCCACAGACACCCGAACGTCTCCGGCGACCACGACATCTGCACCACCGACGGCTTGCACACGTGCCGCGCAAGCCGGGTCAGGTCCGTGCTCGCGTAGCGGTCACGCTCGAACTCGTAGCGCGTGTCGCGCACCTGCGTGCCGCCGCGCTGCACGAACACCGTCGCCGAGTCCACCCGCGTCGGCTGGACGGACGCGCTGCCCTGCGATGTCTGCACGCGAGCGGCGATGTTTCCGGGCCCCAGCGGCTCCGCATCCGCCAGCGGGCCCAGCGCATACTCCGCCCCGCGCGTGCCCACCAACAGCACGTCCTGCGACGACAGCCACACCGCGTCGTCCATCTGGCCCTCATCAAGCGCCACTACGATCGCCTGATCTGGCGCCTGCGAATCCGCATCGCGAGTCCGGAAATCGAGGAAGTCCCGCACCACGGACATCGCGACCCACTGCCTCCCGGCCAGCACCAGCCGCTGCCGGTGCAAGGCCACCGCCGCCGCCCAGCCAGTGCGCTCGCGGAACAAGGACAGCGCCCAGCGCGTCGTCGGCGCAGTGCTCGGCAGATAGGACTGCACCACCAGCGTGGCCGACGTCGGCGACGCCACCGCGCTGATGTAGCCATATCCCCAGCCGGAGTGCAGGTAGTTCCACAGGCACGACCCGGCACCACCATCCGCGCGAATGCCCGTCGTGTGCGACGGCGTCACACCGCCGGAGGTCGCCGTGCCACCGTTCACCTGCTGGTAGATGCGCTCGCCAACGCGCACCAGAGAACCGTTCGCAAAGCTGGTGCCCGGAGTCCACTGCACGACAGAGCCACCCAGGTCTGCCTCCAGCAGGACCAGCGTCCGCCCCTTGGCCGGAGCGTCGTCATCGTCGAACACCGGGTCCGACGCCGTCAGCGTCACCACACCGACATGCCCGGACGCCTGCAGCGTGACCGTGCCCGCGTGAATGTCCTCGAACGGGCCGCCATTCGGGAAAGCCTCGGCCAGCGTGAAGGACGTTGCCGTGACGCGGGACAGGATGTGCAGCGGGTACTTCGGGTGCGCCAGATAGATGACGTCCGCGCTCTGCACCCACGTCAGCGCGAGATTCCCGTCCGGAGCAGTCAGGTCGGCCTCGGTGTAGGGCGTCGAGATCTCGAACGGCACGCTGTTGTGCATCAGCAGCCCGCGCTGATAGTAGGCACGCAGCTTGAGATGCGACCACTCCAGCACATACTGCCGCTCCAGATCGAACTGGAACGGCGTCAGCCAGCAACGCCCCGGAGCCGTCGCGACATAGCGCGTGCCCGGGCGACGCTCCGCAGGACCCTCCAGCAACGGCAGGAAGTTCTCCATGCGCACCGCCCCGGAGGCGTATTTGGCCAGGTCCGTACGCGCCATGACATGCGGGGACAGCTCCCCCGCATTGAAGCTCTGGATGGAAGGCGAGACTTTCGGCACGGGTCAGTGCCGCGCCGCGAGGTAGGGGCCGTCCGGGATCCGCGTCGCAGGCGTCTCCAGCGCGCCAGCACGCAACGCACGGCGCAGGTCGGCCATGTACCGCCGCTCCAGGCGCTCATCCTTGCTGTTCGACTGCGTTCGCATCTCCGCCAGCTCCATCGCCAGGCGGTAAGCGAAGCACGACGCGAACAGCGCGTCCCACTGCGTCACATCCTCGACCAGCCGGATGTAGCGCACCGGCACGGGGGCCGCACAGTTAGTCAGCAGGGTCCGCCCCTCGACCGCCCACGGGCCTTCAGCGCTTCCCTCGAAGGACGCCAGTGACACCGTTGTGTGGTCGCCAACCTGCAGCAGCCGCAGGCAGTCCGCCGGTAGCGCGCACCGGTTGGCAAAGCCGAACGCCGGGGGAGTCGCCAGCAGCTGCAGGAACGCCCGCGCCAGCGAGAACCGCCACAGATGCGCCCGCAGCTCGGCGCGCAGCAGCAGCCCCCACATGGCCCGCGCGTCGGCGGCCAGCGTGGTGTCGTCGTCGACCGACAAAATCCGCGCCTCGCCAAGCCGGGTCAACGCGACGTTGATCACCTCGGTCTGGCTGCTCATGCCCTGATCTCCGCCGCGCGACCGGGAGCAAGCAACCCCTCTCTCTCCAGCAAGTCGAGACCCTCGACCAACGCGGGGTACTCCAAGTCAACCCGCAACTGCCTCGGGTCGAACAGGCGGTCCCACATGCGGGCGACTGCGGCGTTGACCTCGCTGGCAGCCTTGATGCGCGTGTACTCCGCATCGGTGAACCGCGACAGGAACGCGTTCACCCACAGCATCCGAGGCGCAGGCGCAGGCGCAGGCAGGCGCCAGACGCCATCCGCCCGCTCCCAGCCTACCCCGGCATCCCAACCCGGCGCCGGTGCGACCGGCAATGCCTCGACGCGAAAGCCAAGGCACGCCGCCTCGGCATGGATGTGCGTGATGCCATCAGGCAGGACATGCACGATGCGCGCGCCATCGTGCAGCACGTAGCGGATCACGGCACACCGTGGTCCGCGCCGGACTGCGGCTCCGCATCCAGCTTGAGCCGCGCCTCGCGCAACAGCGCCTCATGCGCGTCAGTCAGAGCACCCAACGTGCCGCGCGCGCGAAGCGCCGCCAGCACGGCTGCCTCGGCGCGAACCAGCTCGGACAGCGCCTGCGCCAGGCGGTCAACCAAAAAAGCCGACTCCTTCACGGCGCGTCCTCCTCCAGTAGCTCACGGGCTCGACGACGGTCTGCCTCATACGCGTTGCGGCAGTGGTCGACCTCCCACGTGAGCCAGTCTAGCTGACGGCACACCCACGCACACCACCGGCAGCCGCCGCGCTCACGCAGGCGGTACAGCTTGCCGCTCGTCATCTCGTTCGACCTGCCGCCCAGCACCACCACATTGAACAGCGTCGACAGCACGGCGGCTGTGCGACGCAGCCGGACGATCACGCCAAGATCTCCGCAACCCGCGCCGCAGTCAGCACTTTCGGCTGTGGCGTGCCAATGCGCAGCGGGTCATCCAGCGTCGCCAGATACCCGAGCCCTGCCGCCACCTGCGGGTCGGAGCGCCAGATATTCTTCTGCCGGGGGTCCAGCAACCGCGAGTAGAACGCCTGCACCACCGGGTCAGTGCGCGCAAGCGTCAACACCGCCGCCTCCTCCATCGCAGTGAACCGCGCCCGGAACTCCGTCGACGGCAGCGACCGCGGAGGCGGAGGCGGAGGCGAAGGCGAAGGCGGGTTCTGCCACGTGCCGTTGACCAGCACCGCACCCACCCGCACGGTGTCCGGCACCTGCTCGACGTCCACCCCCTGCAGCTCCGCCGCACGCCGGACATCGGCCTCGGCCGACCCCGGGTAAACCGTCACCACACGACCGGACCTCACATGCGCGAACTGCATTGCGAGCCCTCCAGGAATCGCAAGATCACCAGACCCGGCCCACTCCGACCGCCGGGCTGCGCAACCGTGGCATGCGTACCACCGCCAGCGCCGCCCATGCCAAAGCCGTGAAACACAGGGTTCACATCAAGTGCAGGGCCGTTCAGCGGACCACCGAGCGACGTGATGATTCGCGAGAAAGGAGTCATCCCACCGTTCGCGCCAGAGCCGAGCGCGACGTTGATCGTGCCCCTGAAATAGCCGTGCGGACCCTGTGGAGTCCCCGGGCGGCTCGTCGAGTTCGCGGCACCACCGTGCCCTGCGGACGCGCCGATGTGACCGGAAATCGGCATGAGGCGATCATGCATGTCTGTCATGGCTGGCGGGCCGTAGACGCCTGTCGCACCATGCGCGCCGGGCGTGGTCAGCGGGAGCGCCAAGCCGCCAATATGCGGGCTGTCTGCGATGTTCCAGTACCCGCTGCGTCCACCCTGCCCGCCCGGCTGCCCAGCCTCACCGCCCGGAAGCCGCAGCTGGAACAGCGAGCCGATGACGCGCGTCTCGGTGTCGATGGCGTTGACACCCGAAGTCACACCATCGGGCACCTCAACCGTCATCTGCTCACCGCCGATGACCGGGTACGTCGCGCCGAAGATGAAGACGCCGCTGCCACCACCACCGCCAGACTGCGCGGCGGGCGTGCTTGGACCACCACCGCCACCCGGCCCGCAGCCGTCCACACGCACGGCCTGCGCCCATCGAGGCACGGAGATGACCCACGGACCGACCAGCCCGCCAGACACCAAGCCGACGGAGTCCGACGCGGTAGTCAGCGTCTGCCCGTCGATGGTCACGCCGACGCCTCGGCGGAACACCCATTGTTGAAACGGGGTTCTCACCGAGCGTCAGACCGAGTAGTACGCGAAGAAGATGAGCGACCCGGCAGCGGTCGACGGAGTGTTAATCTGACCGCAGATGTCCAGATACTGCGACGGCGGCGGCGCAGGCAAACCAGCCGCTTGCCACAGAGGCAAAACCTGCGACGGCGGGTTGTTGAGGCCATTGATGTTGATCAAGGAGGACGGTGATGTAACCGCGGTACCAAGCCCCACAGAGGCAAAGAACTGCTGGCTGACCACCGTGCCGCCATCGTCAGGCGTGCGCCACACGCCGACATGCAGGCCCAGCGACGTCAGCGCAGTGTGCATTCTGAGCAGGTCATGCATGACCGCCGCCGCCGGAACGCGGATCATCCGGTAGACGCCGTTAGACACGTCGCCGGTCGGCACGGCAAGGAAGCCCTTCTGCACGTACAGCGCGTTGTGCCCAAGGCCCGCCGGAGGAAGTACCGCCGGGAACCCTTCCAGCGCCGCGACCGAGGTGCTGTTTCTGTTGGTGGCCATAGGTCAGTCTCCAGTTAGGCGTTGCGACACCAGATGCGCACGACCCGGCGCAGCTCGGAGCGGCACGCGCCGCAGGTCAAAGCGCCATAGACCTGATAGGGCTCGCCCTCCAAGTCGTTGCGCTGGCTGATGTTGGTCTTGATGTCATCCCAGATGCCGAGATGCATGCCGCTCCGGGCGAACGCGATGATCGGCCGCGAAACACCAGCCGCGTCGTCCGTGCCGTTCGGCAGCAGCGACTCGTTCACGCGGACGATGCGGAAACCCATGTAGGTCTCGATCCGCCCTTGGTTGATCGCCGGGGCCCCCGCGTTGAAGTCCGACGAGAACAGGAAGTGCGGGCCAGTCGAACCACCACGCAGCTCGGCCATCAGACCAGCAATCGCACGCTGCGTGACCACCAGCACCAGCTGGTCGGTGTTCTCGTCCACCTCGTCGCCGAGCAGGACGTTGCGAGCCTCGATCAGCTTGTCGGTGTTCAGGTTCGACGTCGCCGCGCCCACGTTCACGCTAACGTTTCGCCCACCAGCCGTCGTGAGCGCCGTGCCGAACGGCTCGGTGTCCGCACCATTGCGCCCGATGCGGTTGTCGCCGATGGCCCCCAGGATGATTTCGCGGTCAATCCTGCGACCCAGCGCAGCAGCCGCCGCCACCACGTAGCGCGACTCGAAGTCGACCACGGCGCGAAGCTTGTCGAAGCTGTCGACCAACTGCGGATGCTCGTAGGTGGTCGGGAAGATCCACCGACGCTCGAAGTTGGCATCGACCCGACCCATCGGGCCAAAGCGACTAAGCCGCTCGCGCGCCTCGGTCGGACCCATCATGTCGATGGGCGACGCAGACTCGCCGGACAGGGATACTTCGTTCACGAACGGACGCAGCCTGCTGCCAATCTGCTGCAGCTGCATCCCGAGGTTCGAGGAAAAGGTCTGCTTGTACAGCCGCAGTGCATCGACGGACATAGGCCCCCCTGTTGATGACAATCAACCAGGACGGGCTTGCCCGGACGCCGGAACCTCGTCAGCGCCTACCACACCCCCGGGGCGCTCCCGGGCGGGTCACCTACGGACCCAGGATGTACTCCTCCGCGCCTCGCGCACGCCGGACCAACTCCTCCACCGACGTGTGCGGGTGCGACTCCATCAAACTGATGATGAGCGCACGACGCGTCTCGACGACCAGAGTGGCACGCGATCCTGCCGCGCGCAAGTCAACCTCCTTGACAGGCTCGACCACCTCATCCTTGCTCGGCACACGCACGCCACTAACCTCCCGCCGCCGCTGCAATCACCTGCTCCCACACCGCACGCGCTTCGCGGTCACCGGAATTCAGCCGCCCGACGAAAGCCGAGTCACGCTGCAACCGCTTGATTTCAGCCTGCGCGGCAGCCGCCGACATCCCCGGAACGAAGCCCGGGCGGTCAGCGTCAGTCGTCGCCACATACCCCGCCTCGGCCAGCCGAGCGCCCAGCGCGCTCATGTCCCGCAGCAGCTTCCCGGTGCCCAGCGCCGACTCGAGCGCCGACAGCGTCTCCGCGTCCCAGCCAGCCAGCCGCGCAGCCCGACGGCCCATCTCGACCTTCTGGTCGTAGGCCGACCCCCACTCCGTCTTCAGCGCCGCAAGCTCACTCTCGGACCGCGCCTCCCACGAGGCAGCACGCTCCGCCGTCAGCGCCTCGGCCGTCGCCTGCAGCGCCCCGTGCATCGCATCCCACTGCGCCGACGTCAGGTTCGCCTTGTGCGCCACGTCACGCATCTTTCCCACGACCGGGTCCTCGCGCAGCGCCTCCGGCACACTGTAGTGCCCGGCCTCCTTCGGCCGCCCGAGCCGCTCGTACACCTCGCCCCACGCCGGGTCGTCCGGCTTCTCGGGCAGCTTCAGCAACCGGTCCTTCGGCACGCCCATCAGGCGCTCCAGATTCCGGTATGCCGACAGCGCGTCCTCGGGAGTGGCGAACCCCTTCGATTCGCCGTAGCCGCGCAGGTCGGCGTCCGCCACACCCGCCAACCAACCCTCCGGCGCACCGTCAGCGCCCGAAGTCTCACCCGAGACACCGGGCGCAGTCAGCGCCGCCGTGCCCACACCCGTCGTGTCAGTCATCCCGCTCGCCCTCCTCGTGGGCCAGTCTCGCCAGCCGTTCCTCGCTCATGTGCAGCGCCTCCATGACCATTAGCACAATCTCCCGCCGCCCCTCCAGACGCGCCAGCGCCAGCGCGTCCGGCTTGCCCATCCTGGCAAAGTGCGACCGCCCGAGCCCCGCGTAGCGCGCCAGCTCACCCAGCACCCGCCGCTGCGACTCCGTCCGCGCCTCGTCGCTTGCCCCGAACACGTCCAGGTACCACCGACGCTTGCGCCTGAACAGCCGCAGCAGCCTGTCGCGCACGCCCAGATCAGGCACCACCAGCACCCAGCGCCGACACGTCCGCCGCAGCAGCCGCCATGTCACGCACCGGCCCAGCCATCTGCGCAGCCATCGCCAGCGCCTGCTGCGACTCCGCCTGCTCGGCGCGCTCGGCCCTGATCTGCTCGACCGCCTCCGGCGACCGCTCGACCTTGGCCGGCACCCCGTTGACGTCGGCGATGACCCGCGCGGCCTCGTCCATGTCCATGAAGTCCAGCACCCCGGGCGAAATCCCGTGCAGCGGGGCCAGCGCCTCGACCGTGCGCACGATGGCCAGCGCCTGCTCCGCCCGGGCGAACCGGTCAGCCGGGGACGCGTAGTCGATTTCCACCGTCGCCTCGACCTCGCCCGCCTCGACCATCACCGGCGGCGGCGGCGGCACGAGCCCCATCCACAGCAGAAGGTCCAGTTCACGACGGATGAGCGGCGACAGCCACTCGGACTGCAGGCGGCCCGCGACCGGGGCCAGCAGCTGCCCCTTCTCCTGCGCGCGCTGCATCACCTCGGTGGCAGTCATCGCCGGACTCTCGACCAAGATCTGGAACAGCGTCAGCCCGAACGCGTCCTGCACCGTCTCGCGCGCCGACTGCGCCACCTGTTCGTTCACGCTGACATCCGACGCCATGTCCAGCGCCCGCACCAACGGCGTGCCGTCATCGGCCAAGGCCCCGTAGTTCAGCGAGTCGCACGCCACGCTGAAGCCCGCCAGCCCAACGTCCTCGTGCAGCAGCAACGGCGGCGCCGCGCGTCGCTGCGTGCCGCGTACTGTGGTCTTGCGCATCTCCTGCAGCATCTCGATATCGGCCAGCACCGTCATGGCAGGCGACCGCCCGTACACCTCACCCGGCGCCGTCGACGCACGCGGCACCGACCACGGGGTCTGCCGATGCCCGCCAGCCGACACCACCAGCTCGCTGTCGTCCTCGAGCAAGTACACCGCACCCCACCGCCACGCCCCAGCGCCAGGACGGCCCGGGTCCCCGATGTCACCCCACGGGGCCACCATGTGCAGGTACGTGTGCTCGACGTCCATGTCACGACGGAGCGCCTCGCTCACCCGCGCCGGCAACGCCTCGATGCCGAACCGCTGCGCCGCCTGACGCGGCTTCAATCGGAGCCTCCGCGCCACCACGTCGACCATGCCGGACTCGGACTGGTCCACCGCCACCGTCGACAGATGACAGGCCCGGTACCGCCACCCGTGCCCAGGCCGCTCATCCAGGTAGACCGGCGCCGTGCCGAACACGCCTAGCTGCAGCAGTGATTCGTGCACCATCGTTCCGAAGCCCGCCGACGGCCGGTACCGGAACTCGAACAGCAGGTCGGTCAGGTGCTCCAGCCACGCCTGCACCGAGTGCTCGCGCGCCAGCTCCGGATTCCGCGTCCGCAACGCGTGCCAGCGAGTGTTTCGCGGGCAAATGAACGCCTCCATCGCCGCGGCGTACTTCGGCAGCGCCAACGCCGCCGACGCGTCCCACACACGGCGCTGCCGTTGCTCTCCGGCGGTCGAGCGGTCCCGGCCGAACTGGTCCCATTGCGGCATGACGTACTGCGCGCACTGCCGCCAGTGCGACTCCCACACCGACCGCTGCGAGAACAGCCGAGCGCCCCACTCGCGCAGTCGCCGCACGTCCAGCCCCTCGCGGGACTGGACCATCGCGGCGGGCTCACTCACCGAGCAGCACCTTGGCCGCGCCAGCCGTCTGGGCCGCCGCCGGTTCCCGTGGGGACGTCGCCCCGGCCAGCACATTGGCCGCCGCGCCGCGCCGTCGACGCGCTCGCTCGCGCTCCTCCGCCACCCGCGCCGACGTGTCCACCGTCGGCACCGGAGGGGGAGGCAGCGCTGGCGCCGGAGGCGGAGGGGCAGGAGGTCGCTGCCCGCCACCGCCACCGCC